AATGCGGAAGAATTGGCGACCGGCGGCCTGAATAACAGTGGTTACGGTGAAAGTTCTCAGGTGCGGATGTATAACACCTATCAGAACCGTGTAGCAATGGCCAGGGAATCCTACAACGCCGCAGTTTTGAACTATGACAATGCTATTAAGGATGCACAGTTGCAGAATAACAGCATTTTAGCGGAGATTGCATATAATTCACTCCAACAGCAGTTAGAACTTTCGTTACAGGGCTTCCAGTACAAGAATCAGTTGGTGCTTGATAAGGCGACCAAGAAGGCGACAATCGAAAATACGTATCATGCAAGATATCAGGATGTTCTGAGCCAGATCAATACCGAAAATGCACTTGCAGAGCAGATTCGACAGTACAACCAAAACTATCAGTTGCAGTTAAAACAGTTCAATGAAGAGGTAAGACAGTATAACGAGCAGATGGCAGAAGATAAGAGACGATACAACGAGTCTCTGAGAGCTTCTTCCGGCGGTTCCGGTTCCGGTGCGAATGTATCACCTGAGAAACTTCCTCTTATTACTCCAAAGGACGGCACAAAGTCAAAGGCAGAAACAGCCGGTGAAAAAGCTTATAGAGACCTTATGAGCGGTAAGTATCTCACGAATAATTCTACTCTTTCGAAATTAAAGGCGGTTACCGGTGCAAATAATAAGCCTAAGACCTTTACCTCTTACTCTGATGCTGCCAAGTACATGAGAGAACAAGGTGTTGCAACCGGTGACGGTGGTTTGATGACTAAGAACGAGTGGCAACGAAGAAAGACGGCCGGAGGCAAATCTGCTGAAATGGCATACTCTTCTTACGAAGAATACCTTAATAATTTTGTTCAATACAGATTAGAAAATCCGCAGAAATAAAGGGGGTGCTGTATGGCTACTTTTGCAGAATGGCAAGAAAATAAAAAGAAGAAAAAGAAGTCAACCGAAAATACTACATTTAGCCAGTACACCCGGTCTGTGTTGGGTGACGATGTAGAAATCAATGAAATCGGGCCGGTGAAACAGACGAAAAAGGAAGAAGAAAGTACATGGTTTAAGTCCGGGGATAAGGAAAGTGTTGCAAATACGGCTCTCGGTTCCAGTTCGGACCTTTTGGAAAATTTCGGTGCCGGATTTCTCGGAATTGGTGAGAAGTTTATTGACTCCCTTCTGTATGTTGCTCCGCTTATCACACAAGGACAGTATTATCAAAATGGCGGCGGGTATAATCTTCAAACAGACAAAATGTTTGAGGAAACCATTGCGCAATCAAAGAAAGAGAATCAGGAATTTATTGATAAGGACTTGTACGATGAAAAGGCCATTTCGAGGGAATTGCTTTCCAATGTACCGTCTGCTATGCATATGTCTAATATTGCACAGAGCGGACAGTTTGCAACTCCTCAGGACTGGCAGATGGCTCAACAGATGCAGAGCGCTGCGAAGGACTATCTTGATAACGACATGGAGAAAGCGTCCGTATTCGGTGAGAAGTCTGATGCACTTGCACAGTCGGCCGGTCAGTTGGGAGCAACCGTGGCTTTACAGGCTGCGGGTGTTCCGTGGTGGCTTACTACCGGTGCAGCAAGCTTCGGATCGGAAGTAGAAAGCGCATTTAATCAGGGCGCAACCTATGAGGAAGCCGGTCTCAGTGCTTCCATTACTGCCGGTGCTGAAATTCTCACTGAAAAGATTTCCGGCGGTATTAAGTTCGGTGGAAAAACACTTGATGAAGCAGCTACAAAGCAGTTGTCGAGAGTTATCACAAACAAGGTGGCAAGAACACTGACTAAAGTAGGAATGGATGTTGCCGGAGAAGGTGGAGAAGAAGTCCTTTCGGGATATTTAAGTGCCATCGGACAGAAACTAACATACGCTGATGAAAAAGAATTGAATGAGTTATTTTCCAGTGAAGATGCCTTGGATTCCTTTATCGGTGGTGCGATTCTTGGCGGTGTTTCAAGCGGTGGAAATGCTATTTCAGATTCAGTAAAGGGTAACGACTATGCTTCCGGTTTAACCAACAGTGAAAAAGCGGTGGTAGATAAAGTTTATAATGTTGCCATTGCCGAACGTGAAGCAGACGGAAAAAAACTCACTCAGAGAGAAAAGGCAAAACTTTACGATGAAGCTGTGAACGCACTTGAAAAGGGCTATATTGACACCGACACGATTGAAAGCGTGGTAGGTGGAGATACATACTCTTCTTTGAAAGCTATTACCGAACAGGAAACAGCATCAAAAAGCGAGTACGATGCACTTTACCAAATGAAGAACGGCGAGAAGTCCGATGCTCAGGTTGACCGCCAGGCAGAATTAAAGAAGTATTTAGAGGATGCTGCCACGAAAAAGGCACAGTTGAGAGAATCGCTTGACGGAATGGTGTCTGAATTTGTCAAAGACAATAAGCTTTCCGAAGTTTACAACGAACAGGAGAGAAAAAAACAGTTATTCGAAGCCGATCTAACCAAGTATGATTCGAAGCAAGCGGAAGTTGTCAAAAAGGCAGTAGAAAGCGGAATACTGAATAACACAAACAAAACACACGACTTTGTAGATATGATTGCGAAATTATCTGCTGAGAAGGGTGTTTCTTTCAATTTTACAGATAATCAGAGATTGAAAGAGTCCGGATTTGCGGTTGACGGAGCTACGGTAAACGGTTTTGTCGATGGAAAGGATATTACCCTGAATATCGACTCCCCAAAGGCGTTAAATACCGTTGTCGGCCATGAAATCACGCACGTTTTAGAGGGAACTGAACTATACGGAGAACTTCAAGCGGCTGTTAAGGAATATGCGGAAACAAAGGGCGAGTATAGTAAACGCCTGGAAGCTATTAGGAAACTGTATGAGGGCAGAAATGCCGATATCGAAGCGGAAATTACCGCTGATTTGGTAGGCGATTATCTGTTCACGGACAGCGATTTTATCAGTAAGTTATCCGCCGAGAAGCCGAACATTTTCAAGAGGATTTTCGAGGAAATCAAGTATCTTTACAAGGTGGCTACCGCCGGCAGTAAGGAAGCGAAGCAGCTTGAAAAGGTAAAGAGGGCGTTTGAGAAGGCGTACCGGGGAAACAGCAATGTGAATAATGGTGGTGCCGTTAAGCATTCGTTGAACAAGGTGACGGACAACAAAGTTGCGGATAGATTGACAAGCGAAGAGTGGGAAACGGTCAAGTCGAGCGTTGCCAACCATAAAAATTTAAATCACTACTACCAAAAATCGGCAGATGGTGGTATAATTATTCCTGTCAATAACAAGCTTGTTTTTACGGATGCTGATATGGATTCACCAGGCATTAACAAGATTGTTGAATTTGAGTCCGAATATGAAAACGATATTGATTATGCAAGGGAGGAGTTCTATGCAGTTGAAAAAGGAGAATCCACTGTCGAAGAAGCGTACGAAATTGTTAGGCTTTTTACAAAAATTGAAAATATCAACGAGTACGAAACTGAAAATCGGCAGAATGATGGAAAATATGACAGACGAACAGGCAGAGGAAAAGGCCAGTCAGATACTTACCACGATAATTTCTTGCAAGAACGAATCAGACGTGCTAACGAAACTATCAATGCAGTAAATAACGAGAAGGCATCATCACAGGATGGTGTCTTTTTTGATGCAAAAAATAGCAATACAAAGTATTCCGTTTCCGACAAGGATATTCGCTTCTCTTTGAGTGAAACGGTTGAGGAAACCAAGGACCTTATTGCTGTACACAATCTCGGAACTGCTCAGTTGTTAAAAACGCTTGAGTTGGGTGGATTTCCAATGCCTAGTATTGCCATAACAAAAGATGATTTCTCGCATAATAAGTATGGGGAAATTTCTATATTGTTTGGTAAAGAAACGATTGATCCGCAATTCTTCCGTAGCAACAAAGTATACGGCGGTGATGCATGGACTCCTGTATATCCTAAAATAGAATATGAGGTTAATGACAAGGTACAAAGGGCGATATCGGAAAAATACTACGAGCTCCACAACAAGATTCCGAGTCGATTTGACAGAACCGCATATAGGCTTGTTTCCGACCTTGAAGATATGATAAACCGTGAAGGTGGAGAAGCCGGCTTAATAGAAAGTCTTAAAAACGATTACGGAATGAAGCAATTCTATTTGGCTGAAACTGGTAATCCGGTTGAAGATGTTATAACTTCTACAACTACGGAAATGACAGAAGCAGAAAAAGAGATGTGTCAATATTTCTTGGACAATGAAAGAGAACTTGTAGAATCGTACAAACAGAATAGTAAGAATCCACAAGGTTTCCTTGCATGGACAAAAGAGAATGCCGAAAAACTTGAAAATGCGTATCGAAAGTATTTAAAAAATGAATTTGATTTTACCGAAGATGAAATTCATAACGTATTGGAAAATACAAAATTGGTGCATTTAAAGAGATTCATTTCTGATGCAGTTAGATACGAAGAAACAGGTGGTATAACTACGAAGGAAGAATATGACTCAACTGCGACTCACGATGCAATAGACAATGCTGTAGACCAAGCTAAATATGAAGAATGGTTAAATGCATTGTTAAAAGGTGTAGAGAAATCTTCCGGAATTAGAAATAATGTAGATTATTTTACCAATAGCGGAAATCGTAGAAGTTTCAAAGCATTACATTACGAAAACACGCTTGAAAACGTTGTTAAAGTAATGAAAGCCCAAGATAACGGACAAGCATTCATTAGTGGTTTAGGTATTTGGGGTGTGTCTGCGAAAGACTATGGAAGCATAGCGGAAATAAAAGCAGATTCTAGTCGTTTGGAGCATAGAGACGCATCCGAGTACAGTGCAATGAAGCAAGAGTACGGAGATAGATTGACGGAAATTGCAAATAAAATTGCGGACAAGAATCACTACAATCAGTTTATAGCAATGGACAATGCTATGGAGAATATTGTTGATGCTGTAAGGAAGTCAAAAAGGCCTTCTGATATTGCAAGATATTTAGAGGAATACCATCAAATCAGTAATCCGTTAGAAGTGGCACAGGAAATTGTAGACCTTGTTACGGATATTTCAAATATGCCTACGGAATACTTTGAAGCAAAACCGCAACGTGCAGTCGGATTGGATGAAATCGCAACAGTAATCCTTCCTAAAGATGCAGACGAGAAGTTAAAAACAGCACTTTCCGAGAGAAATATTCCTTATGTAGAATATGACGGAACGGCAGAGGATAGGCTTGCAAAACTGAACGGAGAAGCGATTGCGAAAGACAAAAAGTTTTCCTTGTCTGAACAAGGCAGAGGATATGCGCCTATAGGTACTTACAACGTATACGGCCAGGACCTTGCGCTTAACCTGGATATTGCACCGGTGGCAGAAAAGGTACAGGAGCCGGTTGAAACGGTCCAGGAAGATATTGCACCGGTTGTAAGTGATACGGAAGTCGCTGAAAGTGTTGATTGGCGAGAAGAAGTACGGAATATGCGTGAACCGGAATTAGAGGGTGGAAATTGGACAGAAGAATACATTGACTACCATAATTCCGTAAGAAGAAAAGCTCAGATGGCCGCATTAAAAGAAGTTGTAGACGATGTTGACAGCGGAATGACACCGGCAGAGCTCAGACAGAAAGCGGAAGATGCCTTGCGTGAATATGAAAGCGCAAAACCGGCCCATGGAGAAGATTACACACAGGCACAAGAGGTTATGCTTGCGGCATTGTACGGTCAGTATTCCTTCTATGATTCCGCTTCGAAGAATCCGAATTGGGCCGATGAAATGAGAGCACAGCTTGAACCGGCACCGATGACCGAGGAACAGGCGAGCGAACGTGACGAGCAGCAGTACGAAAACTTCTACAGCCTTGAAGAAAATGAGCAGTGGGATTCTGAGGAACCGTGGGAGAATTTCGCACCGACTACTTACACCGCAAGCGTGGACAGTCCGTTTGACGATAAGGATATCAAGGAAGTCGGCAATAGAAAAATCAAAGCGTATATGTACGAGAACCCGGAAGTAAAACCGTTCTTCCAGGAAGAAGCTCAGAATATGTTGTACGAGTTGAAAAACTCCGTTAAGGGCGAGAAGTATTACAACGACAATCTGCATTATCAGACCAACGGAGATATGGGATGGTTCGGAACCACTCGAATGACTTCACCAGAGATTGCATATTTGCTTGATAATTTCAAGTACACCTATGCTGAGATTGAAAAGGGCTTGAACGCCATTATCGAGGACCATGGAGCGGAGAACAACGCCGTTTCTAAGCGGATCGAGTTCTTGCTTGACGAACGACTCCGGGAAGGGTATAAGCACTTTATTTACGGCGATGAAATACCGCCGAATCAGGGGTATATCAATCTCTTAACAGAGAAGCAGATTACCGAGTATAACGATGAAGCGTTTAACAGATGGGCTTCCACTTTATCCGATGCAGATGTACAGGCTATTGCACCGGAACCGGAAACCGTAGAAGCACCGAAGGCACCGGAAGCCGCAAAGGTACAGCAGACACCGGCACAGCCGAAAACAACCGAGGAAGCACCGCTTTACGAAGCGCAGCCGAAGAAGGGCGTTACGGAAGGCCAGTTATCCATGTTCAATGAAGCGGAACAGGCAACGCACCTTGATAGAGTTTTGAAGCGTATTGACAACCGTTTAGAGCGAGAAAAGGCAGAGTTGGCCGAAGAGTTCCGACAGAAGAAAGCGGATTTGCAAGAACAGCTTGGAGATAAAAACGCTTATTTCAGCAACAAAGCAAAGGCATTGTACGATGAAATAGTCAATCTCAGGAAGGGTGTTCGTGCATCTAAACAGCTTGGTTATCTATTGGATTATGGTTACGATTGGAACCATGTTAAACGTGCATTATTAAACATCTATCATCATCCGGAAAGTAGGGTGAATGATAATTTGATTCCGGAGTCCATTGCCAGGGAAATGCTTGAAACGGAATACGAGGATAGCGTGTATGACTTGGACGATTTAGACACCGAATATCAGAAGCGTATCGGGGAATTGGAAGCGGAAGCCGAAAAGGAACGTGCCGATGCACGAAAGGCAGAACAGGCGATTACAAGAAAAGAGCTTCACGAAACTATTATCGGAGACATCCGGTCTAAATTTGCTGTGAATGGGTACGACCTTGACGATGTTCTGAACAGCGCAAAGGACCTATCTACTTTTGCTACCGTGGACAACACGCCGCAGCGAGTTATGGAAAAGGCCCTGGGATATAAAGAAGGCCAGGTATTAAGTGATTTAACGGTCAATCAGGTTGCACAGAACGAATCGGAAGGTATTAAGTGGCTTAATTCCTTTACGGACCGTAAGAACGGTTTGCTTGCGCAGATTTCGAAGCAGTATGGAATCAAGCCGGGCAGTAAGGCGAGTGCGGCGGCGCAGATGTATGCAGAGGGCTTCTATGTTGACGAAAACAACGACATTATTGCGTATGGAGATGCGGAGCTTGCAAAGGACTTCCCGAACCGAAGAGTACAGGAAAATATCAAAGGACTTGCGAATGATGGAAGAATCAGACAGATATACGATGAAACACTCAAAATGATTAACGAATCACGAACGAGAAACGCATATCCTGAGATTCCGAGACTTGACAACTACTTCCTTCACTTCCGGGCGATGGATGATACGTTTTCGAGACTTGGTTTGCCGTTCAATCCGAACGATATCCGGGCGAAGGATTTACCTACCGATCTAAATGGTGTGACGGCCGATTTGAAGCCGGGGCAGCCTTACTTTGCGAGTGCGAAGCACAGAACCGGCAAGCGGACATCTTTTGACTTACTTGGTGGCTTGGAGCGTTATCTTTCCAGTGCAAAGAATCAGATTTATCATATTGACGATATTCAGACTCTTAGAGCATTGCGAAACTATATTGCCGATACCTACGGACAGGCGCACGGTCTTGAAGGACTTGACACGCTCACAGAGGACGAAGCACAGGAGAGAATCAAAGAAGTATACGGTTCCCATTTGTCTACCTTTGCGAAGTTCCTGAATGAAGAAGCAAACGTGCTTGCGGGCAAAACTTCATTGATTGACAGAGGACTTGAAGGCGTTATCGGCAGACGAGGAATAACCTTCCTTGACACGGTGAATAGACAAGTCGGAGCAAATATGGTAGGCTTCAATATTTCCTCTTCCCTGACGAACTTTGTTTCCGTGGCTCAGGCGTTTGCAAAGTCAAACAAGGCAGCATTTGTAAAGGCGTTCGCACAAACGGCATCAAATAAGCTTGGTTCCATTGTTGGCAGAAATGACGGTTTTACAGAGCAGAGCCCGGTTATGATTCGACGAAAGGGAGCAGAAAGCTTCTATCGTACACCATGGCAGAAGGCCGGAGATGCGGGTTACTTCTTAATGAGCGCAGTGGATAATATTTCTACGGAGCTTATCGCAAGAACGAAGTATAACGAGCTTGTAAGCAAGGGCATGGATGCGCAGAAGGCCCACTATGAAACTGATAAATGGGTTTCTCGATTGATGGGTGATAGGTCGTTAGGACAGCAGCCGCAGATTTACAATTCCAAAATGCTTGGAATCCTCACGAAGTTCCAGTTGGAAGTGAGAAATCAGCTTGACAGCCAGTTTTACGACACTATCCAGGAAGCGAAGGTATCAAACGAGGAAGTTCAGAATCGACTTGCCCGAAATGCGAAAACTGCAGCAAAGGTTACTTCAACCTTCTTCCAGTTGGCGGTAGCACAGCACTTGTTCGGTAAAGCGTTTGAGTCCGTTGCCGGTTACAATCCGGCGTTTGACATTATCAGTGTTTTAATTAAGGCACTTGGATTTGATGACGACGACGAGAGCGAAGATACCGTACTTGACAACGTGGAGCAAGGCTTCCTTGAATTGTTGGGTGATTTGCCGTACACAAGTATTTTCACCGGCGGCCGTATTCCGATTGAATCCGCATTGCCGATTGAACAGCTTGTCACCGGTAAGGATGATTACGGAAACGAAAAATCCCGATGGGAAACGCTTGGCGAAGCTGCACCGTACTATGTGCTTCCGGGTGGATATAATCAGATTAAAAAGACCTCACAAGGCCTTGGTATGTTCGATGATGACTTACCGATTGCCGGTTCCTATACGGATAGCGGAAATCTCCGATTTACGGTAGATGATACGCTTCAAAACCGTGTTCAGGCGGGTGTATTCGGACAGTGGGCGAGTGATGAAGCAAGAGACTACTTCGACAACGAGAGAAATCCATTGAAGGAAAAGCAGATTCAGGAGTTGGTTGATCTAGATTTACCGATTCGTGAGTATTGGGATTACCGAGAAGGACTTGCGGAGCAGAAAACTCTTGAAGATAAGTTCGATTACATTGCCGGGCTTGATGTTTCTGTCGAGCAGAAAAACATTATGATAAATAATGTTGTGGACCGTAAAGAGGCGGTGGATATGTCGAACTACGATGACTTTGCCGATTATGAAGAGTTTGACTTCTACACGAAGAACACGGAGAAATACAATTTCTTGGAAGAGAACGGTGTTTCCTACAAGGATTATATTTCGAGTGAGGATGCGAAGAAGGAATACGATTCCGCCTATTCCTGGTACAAGAACAATCCTGAGAAGGTTACTGTATCAAAGGCAATTACGGACAACGTAATCGAGTACCGCCGATACACAAGCGAGTTAAACGATATTCGGGCAGATAAGGACGAAAACGGTGACAGCATCAGCGGAAGCGCAAAGGAAAAGAAAGCGGCCTATATCAATCAGCTAGACCTTGACTACGGGCAGAAGATTATTCTTTTCCGAACCTACTATGACAGCCAGGAAGATAAGAGTACCTACAACGGGGAAATTGTAGAATATCTGAATGACCGTGAGGATATTTCCTATGAAGAGATGGTTGCTATCTTGAAGGAATTGGATATGAAGGTGTACCCGGACGGCCGTGTTGAATGGTAAAGGGGGAATGACATGAGCAAACAGGATAGACAAGGGGTAAGAACTCCGGCGGACCTGGAGAGAAAGTATAATCTCGGCGGTATGGAGAATCAAACTCAGCAGCAATCCGAAAAGTTAAGTCAGCTTAACCAGATGTTAGCGCAGTTTCAATCCGAAACTAATGCGAAGATTGCAGAACTGGAAGAAAAAACCGCCACTCCGTACCCGGTTGGATCAATTTATGTTGGCGTAACGGATGCGGAACCGACAACCATGTTTGGCGGGGAATGGGAGCTTCTTGCGGAAGGATACTTGCTTATCGGTAAGGACCAGGAAAGCGAAGATTTGCCGGCGGAACTTCAATATCTCGAAAGTTGCCACATTTGGAAACGCACAGCTTAATATCATTGCAGAAAAGCACTCTTTTTAGGGTGCTTTTTTGCTTGCCATTTAAGGGGGGGTGATGGTATGAAGCAGTAGGGATTATGACACCGTAAACAATTTTATTCAGAAAGGACACAAAGGATGAAGGAATTTGCAATGCAGTATTGGTTAGAGTTTATTTTCGGAATTGTTATTTCCGGGCTTACCTTTTGCTACAACAGATTGGCAAAGAAGTTTAAGGACCAGGAAGCAATCAAAGAAGGGATAATAGCCATACTTCACGACAGGTTGTTTCAGTCAGGAATGAACTTTATCGAAAAGGGAGAAATAACCCTATCGGCCCTTGAAAATTTTGAGGGGATTTACAATGCATATCACAGTCTTGGCGGAAATGGTACCGGAACGGAAATTTATGAACGAGTAAAGGAGTTGCCACTTATAAAGTGAAGAAAGGATGGTGCAATATGAAAGATAAGTTAAAGAAATTATTGTGTGTGAAGTCGATTGTAACGTTAGGATTAACCGGGGTGTTCTGTTATTTGTCAGTAATCGGTGTCATAAGCGCAGATTTGTTTATGACGGTGTACACGACTATCATTGCTTTTTATTTTGGTGTTCAGGCTACAAAAGCGGCAGTAACAGATAAAGAACAGAAAGGGCTTGATATGAATGAGTAAGACCGCAAGTGAAATTTTAACTGTAGCAAAGTCATGGCTTGGAAAGAACGAAGCAGACGGCAGCCACAAGTACGTTATCGACCTGTATAATTCTCATAAGCCGTTGGCCCGAAATTACAAAGTGCAGTATAAGGATGAATGGTGCGCCACCACGATTTCAGCATTGTCAATTTTCTGCGGTTATACTGACATTATTCCGACGGAGTGCGGATGTCAGAGAATGATTGAGTTGTTCAAGAAAAAGGGCGTATGGGTTGAGAATGAAAACCGTGTGCCGGATCCCGGTGATATCATCTTCTACGATTGGCAAGATGACGGCAAGGGAGATTGTAAGGGATGGGCCGACCATGTTGGCATTGTTGAGAAGGTATCAGGGAATACCATTACCCTAATTGAAGGTAATCGGAACAATGCTGTATCACGACATAAGATTGCTGTCAACTCTCGTTACATCCGGGGCTATGCTGTTCCGAAGTACGATAAGGAACCGGTGAAGCCGTCCAAGACGGTCCAGGAAGTCGCACAAGAGGTTATTGACGGTAAGTGGGGTGTAGGTGAGGATAGAAAGAAAAAACTCACTGCCGCCGGCTACAGCTATGCAGAAGTGCAAAGCAAGGTAAATGAGATGCTTGCACCGAAGCCTACATATTATCCGAAGTATACCGGTAAGTCTGTATATGTCGATAAAGTGCTTGAAGCAATCGGAGTACCGGCGAAGTATCGTGGAAGTTGGGCGAAGAGAAAGCCTATTGCGATTGCAAGCGGTATGAAGGACGATTACCGAGGAACCGCAGCGCAAAACAATCATCTGATTGTACTTGCGAAGCAAGGGAAGATTCGGAGGGTTGTATAATGCTTCTGTGCTTGCGTGTGCGCTTGAAATTCGGGCGTTTTGTGTTCGGATGAATAAATATAGGACAGAAGCAAAAACCTCTTAAAATGGCAAATAAGAGCATAGAAAAGGGTGGTTATTTCCGAGACGGAAACGGCCACCCTATTTTTTATTGAAAAAATTTCCAAAATGTTATATAAATATAATAAAGCACACGAAGGAGGATGCGGTATGAACAGAGAACAGGAGATAAGGAATGAGATTTGGAAACACGAGCAGATGTATGAAAAGCGAAAAGGGAAATTGGCTCTGAAAACATTGGCGGCCCTAAGTGCAGTGTTTTATATTGCGGCTTTTTGCTTTGGGTGGATGCACGAACCTTTAGACTTTTTGACCGGTATCGTACTATCTATTATTGCCGCCGGGGGATTTATGTTTGTCAGCATACTTGCAATGATGCCGATATATAATTTAAGGGAACATGAGGTTGCTACTTTAACACGGTTAAGGACAGAGTTGGATTTGATAGAAAAAGGACTTTTGCGGTATGATAACGACAAAAAGAATGATATTAGAATCTGTTTGTCGGATGCAAGGGAAACACCTAAACCAACCGGAAATTTTAACGTATACGGTAGCGATATGAAACTTCAACCAAAAGACAAGAACAGTAATTGATAATATAAGGCACTACCACAGGGGCAGTGCCTTTAATCGTTATTATTTAGTTGTACGCCTAACTACATATTGCCGAATGGAGAGGTTAAGTTAGGGGTACAACTGAGGGCAAAAAAATATTACCACTCTATTAAAAGAAGTTTATCTTTGTAATCTCCTTTTTCTCAGTAGTCCAGACGATTTCTATTGATCTAATTATACTTCTCCAAAACGCACGCTTATAATCTTCCTCTAAATTATCATAGATAGAACGCCATCCGTCGTGAAGGGCTGCTTCAATTTTGCTAAAATCCTTTACTTCGACGGTTCCTTGTTCCGCTTCTGCTTTTTCAAGCTTCTCCATGAGCTTTTCATATTGTTCTTCGTACTGTTCGACGGTTCTTATTCTTCCTTTTTGCCAACTATAGTTTAATCGGTCTATTTCCGAGTGAATTTGTTCAACATCATATTTTGGTAATTTGGTCTTTTCAGATTCTTCGATTTCCAAAACTCTTACTTTCGCATCTTCAAGGTATTTCTCGATATTTTGAAGGAGCATTCTTTCTAAAATTCTCTCGTTTACTACCTTGTTATTTGTACAGTTTTTGTTGAGACGGAAATTATGGCAGCGATACTTTTTATACTTGTATCTAAGCCCTGACGGATTTATTGATGTAGCGACAGTGCCGGTCATTTTGTTTCCGCATACCGGACAAATAATCAAACCACTGAATAGGTATACTCTTTTCTCCCTGGTATTATCTTTTATATTTATCTTTCCGATTTCTTGCATTTTGTCAAATGTGGCCTTATCAATATACGCTTCGCAGTAGTTCGGGTTATCTCTATATGCACCGTAAAGCATAGGATTTGATAAGAGTCTGCATACGCTGTTATAACTCATGCTGACATGGTGCCTTGCACGAAGATATGTTACTACACCTCTTTTGCTTTGATGTGTAAGGAAATGCGCAAGAACATCTTCTAAGATATCAGCGTATTCCGGATCCTTGACAATTTTCTTTCTGTGTGTTGTTTCGTCGATAACAATTTTAAATCCAAAAGGCATACTTCCGGTAAGGGGTTGTCCGGTAGACATTTTGTATTCGTTGACAATATTTATTCTTTCTCCGGTTTGGTCCGCTTCCATTTCTGCAATAGTCAGCTTCATATTTACCAACATTCTTCCGTTGGCGGTACTTAAATCATATTCCTCTTCGGTAGTGGTCCATATTACCGGCGCAATTCTCTTCATGCACTCGTGGTATTCGGCAACAGAACGGAAGAAACGGTCAAGCTTGATAAATATAATACGCTCAAAATTACCGGCTTCTGCATCCTGTATCATTCTTTGGAGCTCCGGTCTTTTTCGGATTAATTTTCTTCCTGATACACCTTCATCCATATACCATTCTACTATTTTAAATCCGTGTGCTTTTGCAAAGGCAATCAATTTCATTTTTTGTGCATCCAAAGATAAACCGTGTAATTTTTGTTCCTGGTGTGAAACTCGGATATATGCTGCTACTCGTTCTACTTTTCTTATTCTATTCATGATTTTTCTCCTCGCTTATTCCCTAATAATATAATTTTCTTTCCTGAAATTACCCTTGATAACTAATATGTGACTTTGATACGATTACATTGGAAATATCCTTTTCCACCTGATACTGAAAGGAGTGTCTTTCTATGAGGAAGCAGTACATTTCCGAAATTATCAGTAGAATCGACAAGCTAAGTGACAGTCAATTACTGTACTTACTTACTCTCATAAAGAAGATATTCTAATCTTCAATGCTAATTGCGGATAAAATTCCGCTTTTAGCTGTATTATCAGGATTTTCTATGTTTGATTTGTAAAAAAATGTAAATTATTTTGATTGCCCTACCGGATTCGACAAAATATTCGATTTTAAAGTAGTATTATGTAGCTGTAATCGTTGTCTGCCCGGAAGGAGTGTTGTTATGAATGAACATATTGAACAAATCAATGAGATTCTTGTACATTTATCCGATAGCCAATTATTATATATATTGACACTGATAAAAAAACTATTTGGGAGCCACTAGGCTTCCTTTTTTGTTGCTGCTAAACTGTTTATCATATCTTTTACAATTTTGCGTTGCGCTTCATCTAATAACTTGAAATTTTCGTACATATTAACGTACTCTTCATCCATTATTATTTCGGCGTGAATATTTGCTGTTTCTTCCGGATTGTTTTCGACACTCTTTTTTTCAACCAAATCCGATATTTTGATGTTGAAATATCTCGCCAACATTTCTACTTTATCCATTCTTGGAAAAGTTTTTGCTCTTGCCCAATCGGTGAGAGTGAAATAACTTACATCGATTGCTTCCGCAACCTCTTTTCTGCTTTTTCCGTTTAAACGCATATAATAATTGAGATTGCGTGAAAATATTTCCTTATCATACATAGTAACACCCCCTGTCTGTGTTTTGATTATACCACTACCACCACAATAAAGCAACCACAAACCACAAAAAAATGTGGAAAAACCACAAAAAGGTATTGACATCTGCAAAAAAGTGTTGTATCATCGAATTGTGGTTAAACCACAAAATCTTACAGAAAAGGAGGGCGGTTTACAGTGGCTATGAATTTGGCGGCTGCAAGGGTAAATGCAAATCTCTCTCGTTCTCAGGTGTGCGAAGCACTTGGAATTGGCGAGAATACGCTTGCGAACTACGAATTATACAAGACAAAGCCGGATATTGAGCGAGCAATTCAGATTGCAAATTTATACGGTTGCAATTTGGACGATATCAAATGGAAGGCGGAAAAGTAAAATTTTTTTGATTACAAATTGTGGTTTAACCACAAAAAAGAAGGGCGGTACAATGAATCATCCGAGCGGAACAGATATATTAGCACTTCTGATAAAGCTACTGGAAGAACAGGAGAAGGTAAAAATCAAGTACACGATTGAGAAAGGAGAACAGCATGGGTAATCAATTAACAGTAGGAGAAGCAGTTCGGAAACATGAGGTTTTCGGTTATGAGTACGTTATTGAGAACGGAGAGATTGTTGCGGTAGGTTTCCGTTTGAATGACGGTACCGAGTTCGTCTTGCCAACAGATTGGGGGTTGTACTAATGCCTTTTTTAACAGACGATCCGATTGCCGACTTCTATCGACACGAAGAGGAACAGGAGAGATGGTTGCGGAGCCGTCCGGTTTGCTGCAAGTGCAAGGAGCATATTCAGGAGCCAGAAGCAGTGAATTACAAAGGTAAGTTCTATTGTAACGAGTGCGAAGGTGATGCCTGGGAGAAGATTCGAGACGAGTATGTTGAGAGGATAGACGAGTGAGAGTATGGAGTACACGCAATTAAATTTAGCTTATGAATTAGAGAAAAAGAACAGCCCCGACCATGTTGCTACGCCACGTTATGTAGTAGAGGATATTTACAAACTGATACACATTGAGGACTTTAAATCAATTTGGTTTCCTTTTAACAACTACGACAGTGAATTTAAGTTAAAGGCAGACGAACTGAAATTGAAGTACAAGGCAACGCATATTTTTGATGATTTGGGCCACGATTTTTTCACAACGGAGCCACCGGAAGATTGCGATTTACTGATAAGTAATCCACCGTTTTCGATTCAGAATCAGATTATCAAGCGTACTTTTGAACTGATAGAAGCCGGGAAAGTAAAAGCGTGCTGCTTGCTGCTACCGCTTGCGACACTGGAAACACCGAGCCGGGCAGAAATCTATGAGAAGTATGCGGACAAGCTATCTATTCTGATTTTCAAGAAGCGTATCAAATTTTTAGGGCACACACAGGTTTTCAACAAGGGATGCTGTTGGATATGCTACAACATTGCGCCGTTGATGAAAAATAGGATTTATTGGGTTTGATGAAAGGAGAGACCATGGGTAAGCAAACACAGACAGGAGCAGTTCTTGCACATCTTATCAAGTATGGGAAGATAACGAGCATCGAAGCGTTTCAGAAGTACGGATGTACCCGGCTTTCTGCAATGATATTCAAGTTTCGTGCAAGGGGCTATGAGATTGAAACGGTTGACCGGGTGGACAAGAACCGGTACGGCAATACAACTACATACGCAGAGTATATTTTAAAGGCAAAGCCTGACAAGGAAGGAGAAAAATTATGTGGAGATTAACGATTTATCAGAAGTACAAGTACAGCTACATGTACGAGGGGAAGAGGCATGAAAGCGAAGGGGAGAACAGTATTTCCTTTGAGTCGAAGTACTGCAATGAGCTGTTCGAAATCGTGGCTGAATTAGGAGAACTTGAAGCTACAGATGAAACGAGATACGAGATTAGAAAGGTGGTGGAGTAATGATTGAAACCTACGAGAGATTGCAACAGGCAAATGATTCCATTGTAACGACAGATATCAAAGGGAAAGAGTATGCGGAAGTAAACCAGCGTGTAAAGGCCTTTAGAATGCTTTGCCCGGATGGTTGTATTGAGACGGAATTGGTATCAAATGAGGACGGTGTGTGCGTTATTCGGGCCTATGTCCGCAATGAAGAAGGGAAGCTTTTGGGAACCGGCACCGCATACGAACGAGAAAACTCTTCCTACATCAACAAAACTTCCTATATCGAAAACTGTGAGACTTCTGCGGTAGGCCGTGCTTTGGGTATGTGCGGATTCGGTATTGATGTTGCGATCCGAAGTGCGGAAGAAGAAGTAAACGCAGAAATCCAACAGGAACAGTTAAAAGCCGAGGATATTTCAAAGCAGCCGATTCCTGAGGTGAAGGTAAAGGCGTTGATTGCAAGATGCGAGTCTGACGGTGTTTCGGTGGACAAGCTGTGCGAATTGTACAAGGTGAAAGACCTTGCGGAACTGACGGAGAAGAAGTTTGCGAATATTAATGAGCATTGGGACAAGATAAAGGCGTGATTGCATGGAGTTTACAGGAAGAGTTCAGAATATTACAAAAGATTGGGAAACAAACCAATATCAGATTACCTTTACTGTCAACGAGCCGTCCGCTATGAATGGTGTAAACGACATCAAATTTTGCGAGAAGCTATCTATAAAAGCGCAACCATACAAGAAAAAGCGGTCCTTAGATGCGAATGCGTATGCGTGGGTTCTATTTACGAAGATTGCGGATGCGATAAGTACAAACGGAGCAGTGATAAGTAAAGATGATGTCTACGAAGAAATGCTTCAAAAATACGGAGTTCTTCATCAGGACGAGGATGGATATATCACCGTGACGGTTCGTGAAGATGTGGATATGTCGAAGATACAAGGCCACTGGAAATTCTACAAGGGCAATGGAAAATTTAGTTCCTATTTGATGATAAAGGGTTCGAGCGAGTACAACACTGCAGAAATGGCGAAGTTCATTGATGCGGTAGTACAGGAAGCGAAGGACTTAGGCATTGAAACATTGCCGCCGGCCGAGTTGGAGAGGATGGTTTCGTTATGGCAAAACGGCTGACAAGTGTTTTTACCGATGATATGGAGCATTGCATTGAAACGGGAACGCCGCAGTGTCACCGGCACCATATTTTCGGAGCGAGTAACAGAAATAAAAGCGAGAAATACGGCTTCGTGATACCGATTGCGTATTATCTGCATGAGTTCCAACCTGGGAGCATCCATGCAAATCCGAATCAAGGCCTGGACCTGAAATGGAAGCAGAAAGCACAAAGGTATTATGAGGAACATTACGGATCAAGAGAAGATTTTATCCGTGAATTTGGACGGAGCTATCTATAACAGCGTGATACAGACCGTCTGCACGCTGCTTGGATATAAATGCACCTTTGTTTTGCATATCACACTTATCCGGTGCATTTGGTTCTACAAACTTATTCAAGGCCCCTTAGACCGTCAATCTAAGGGGAGAAAGGAGAAAGATTGAGTTACGAGAAGTTGCGTATAGCAAAAGCAATAGAGAAAAAGAACAAGGAACTGTTTCTTGCTATCAATCCGCAGTTGAACGAGAAAAGCGGTATATATTTTCTGACGAGGGTTGATGAAACAGGCTTTAAATATGCCTATATTGGACAGGCGAAGCACATTTTAACGAGACTTGCAAAGCATCTTTCCGGTTATCAGCATATCGACATCTCTTTGAAAAAACACGGATTGCATTCCGAAGGAAATGTTTACGGATGGAAAGTAGGCTTTTTAGAGGTTCCTATATCGGAACTTGACGAGAAGGAACAGTATTACATAAAGCTGTACGCTTCCAAGGGCTATCAGCTTCGAAATAAGACCGCCGGCGGCCAGGGGGAAGGAAAAGTACAGATTGACGAGTACAAGCCTTCTAAGGGCTACAGAGACGGACTACGGCAAGGGAGAAAGAATCTTGCAAGGGAGCTTTCTCACATTATTGATAAACATTTGGTTGTGAACCTCAAACCGGATAAGCAGAACAACAGTGTTTCGGCGAAGGCGTTTGAGAAGTTCAATGAGTTGTTGAAGGAAGGTGAAACATAACATGATTTTCAGAAAGAGAAGATGCACACATGAAAATATTTTATGGATCAGGAAAAAGAGAGGACTTGTCCGGAAGTGTATAAAATGCGGTCAGAAGATACGGTACGGAGAGAAGGTGCCGTACAGTGACTAAAACGTGTGAATACTGCGGAAAGCCGTTTGAGGTGGACGATTTCAACAAAAACGAGGTTCGGAGAATGTATTGCAGCGACTTTTGCCGGTCGGAAGCATGGAGAGAAAAGGCAAAGGAGCGTGTTCGTGTTGGGAAGCGTACCTACAATGTTGAGTGCGAAATATGCGGAAAGGTATTTCTGACGAATCGCCCCACGAACAAAACTTGCAGCCCGGAATGTCACCATGAGAGGGAGAAGCGTTTAAAACGGGAGCAGACTCGCAAGAAGCGAGAAGATATTAAGAACGGTGTCATACCTAAACCTACAAAGCAAAAGAAGGTTGAGAGTCTTACCGATGTACAGCGCAAGGCCAGGGAAGCCGGTATGAGCTACGGAAAGTACATGGAAATGCAGTTTTTACAGCAGTTACAGGAAGAGAGGGAACAGAATGGCAAGTGATGTTAAATGGATCAAGATTACAACAGATGTTTTTGATGATGAAAAAATCCTGTTGATTGAAAGTCTCCCGGAAGCAGATTCAATAATCGTCATTTGGTTTAAACTTCTTTGTTTGGCCGGGAAACAAAACAACAGCGGAGTATTTATCATGGGAAATTCCATTGCTTATACGGACAAAATGCTTGCGACTATATTCAGGAGAAAAGAAACAACCGTACAAATGGCATTAAAAACATTTGAGGATTTCGGGATGATTGAACTTATTGATGGTGTTATTACTATTCCGAACTGGGGGAAACATCAGAATCTTGAGCAGATAGAAGCCCGGAGAGAATATCAGCGAGAATATCAGCGAGAATACAGAAAAAAACAGAAGTTGTTAGCGGTAAAAGACGAAAGTGAAGAAAGTGAAGGTTTACATAAACATTTACATGAACACAACGTTAACAGCCTAGAAGAAGATATAGAAGGAGATATAGATAAAGAAAAAGATAAAGAGAATATATCCGCTTCTGACGAACCGGTATCTGTATCGAAGAAGCCTGTGAAGCATAAGTACGGAGAATATAAACACGTTCAGCTTACCGATGCCGAGTATGAGAAGCTTTGCAAGGATTACGGAGAGGATATTGCGAAACGGTCTATTACCTATCTTGACGAAGCAATAGAGATGAAGGGGTATAAGTACAAGTCTCATTACCTTGCAATCCGTAAATGGGTTATTGATGCGGTGAAGAAGGAGCAGAGAAAACCGGTTAAGAATACCGGTTACGGCGACCAGGATTTAAACGACCTCGATGCAATCTTTAAGGGGGAGTAAACATGGAAGTTTTTAAAGAGATAAAAGGTTTTGAAGGGAAATACCTTATTTCTGATAAAGGACGTGTAAAAAGTGTTTGCGATCCAAGTAATGAGATTATTTTGAAACAGTATAAAAATCGCAATGGATATGTTTTTGTATGCTTATCAACAGGGGTTCAGAAGGACAGAGGAAGATATAAGGTGATAAACGTTCACAGACTTGTTGCAGAAGCATTTATCGAAAATGCTGACGGATTGTTATATGTAAATCACAAGGACGAAGATAAGACAAACAATTGCGTTGAAAATCTTGAATGGTGTACTGCTAAATATAACTCAAACTACGGAACAATAAAAGAAAAAATATGTAAGAAGGTCGGACAGTACGACAAGGAAGGACGGTTATTAGCTGTATTTGATTCTGTTAGTAAAGCTGCGGAAGTTTTTAACGGAACACCGGGAAACATATCAAGTTGTTGCAGAGGAAGAACAAATACGGCTTATGGATTCAATTGGAAGTATTTTAAGTAGGTGATATGAATGGAGAAAGAATTGCTTGAAATGGTGGACTCACTCAGCGAAAGAGTGCTGGTTCCTGAGAGCGAGTACCTGGGTGAAGATGGATTTTTGCATTGTTCCGTGTGTAATGAACCGGTGCAGACGGATATTGAAGTGTTCGGCACTTGCCGGCGGGTGCGGTGTGTTTGCCGGTGCCGTACCGCTGAGAGGGAAGCAGAAGCGGAAAAGGAGCGGCAGCAAGAGAGGAACCGGAAGCGGATGATATGTTTCTCGGAAACGAACATGATTAACTGGACCTTCGAAAACGACGACAGGCAGAATCCGAAGATTTCCGATGCAATGATGCGGTATGCCGAGAATTTCCCGAAGTTTTTGAAAGAAGGGAGAGGGCTTCTGATTCATGGTCCGGTGGGAACCGGTAAAACCTATAGTGCTGCCTGTATCGCAAATAGATTGATAGACAATGGGTATTCTGTTTTAATGACGAACTTCGCACGGCTTACCAACAAGATACAGGGGATGTTCGATGGGAAGCAAGAGTACATAGACAGCCTGAACCGGTACTCCCTATTGGTGATTGACGATTTGGGGGCGGAGCGCAAGTCGGAGTATATGCAAGAGACGGTGTTCAACATCATCGACAGCCGATACCGTGCCGGTCTACCGTTTATTATCACCACGAATCTTACCACGGAAGAGATAACGAAGCCCCAGGATGTAGGGTATTCCCGGATATATGACAGAATCATAGAGCGTTGCTTCCCGGTGAATGTATCGGGGCAGAGTAGAAGAAGGGCAAGCGTGAAGGAAACGTACAACGCTACGAAAGATATTTTGGGATTGTGAGGTGAAGTTATGCGGAAAATGGGTTACAAGGACATGATTGCTGCCGGGTTATGCACAAACTGCGGAAAAGAAAGCGACAGCCAGTTGTGCCAACCATGCAGAGACAAGCGGAACGAAATGAGAAGGGAAGTATACCGGTACAAGAAGATGATAGGCCGGTGTAAGTGGTGCAGTAACGATGCCGAGCCGAATAAGGCACTGTGTTATGAGTGTTTAGGTAAGGCGAGAGACAAGTACCATGCTTCCGGGAAGAAGAAAAGCAACGAAAAGAAGATGCAGACCTATTACGAGAGGAAAGAAAACGGTATTTGTACCCGGTGCGGTAAAAAACAGAAAGAAAAAGGACAGCTTTGCGGTAGGTGTTATGCAAAGGTCAAAGTAGATAAATATGCGGATATGTGCGACATATCACGGAGCGAAAGGCCGAGTTATGGTTTGTGTTATATCTGCGGTAAACCGAAGATGACGGATCAGAATGTATGCGAAAGCTGCTACGAGGTTCGGATGCAGACGATACCGACTATGCTTGCGGTGACAAATAACGATTATTTTAGGCAGCTTAACGGTTTGGGTTTTAATGGGGCGAGATAGTCCCGGAAAGGATGTGTAATGATTAAGGACAGTGGAAACAGAACGGAGTTCGAGACAGGAGCAGTAAGAGACATTCAGGAAGGGAAAGGCCGGTGTGACCTTCTACCGCTTGGAGAGGTTGCAAACCTCATGCAATCGGACGAGATAGGCGAGATCGAGTTATTCCGTATCACCGGTGACAAGGTACATCTGCAAAGATGTCTTGACCTCTTTCTCTTAAACTCTCATTTTTCCTGTATGGCAGAAATGATACTGGAAGTTGCGAAGCATTTTGAGGAAGGGGCGAAAAAATACAAGCCGAATAATTGGAAACTCGGCATCTACTTGTCACGATATGCAGATAGCGGTATCAGGCATTACCTGAAATACAAAATGGGTATGGTGGACGAGAGACACGACCGTGCCTTTGTATGGAATATCCTATGTGCAATGTGGACTTACGAGAATATCCCGGATATGGACGATTTTACGGCGAGAAAGGAGAGAGAAGATGTATAAGGTTGGTGATGAAGTTTTTATAAAAGCAGAGATTACGGATGTTCACAGAGAATGCGATAAGCCGTATTTCGTACACCCGAATCTCGATAGCTTAAATTGGGTATCGGAAGAAAAGATTTTCCCGGCAGACAAAACCTACGAACAAGGGCTTGCGGATGCGTGGGAGTTGGCAGACAAACTAAACAACATGAAACTGGCAGATATTGTCGAAGTATTTGGGATTGATATTGCAAGAGAAGAAGTTTTTAAGGAGATTTCACCGGAAGAAGTCCTTGCCAAAATCGAATCCTATGAGAAGGAAAAGGAAATCAAGGTGGGGGATGTGGAAAATGACTACATTATCGAAGTACAGAAGAAGTTGAAGGAGTATGAAACGGCAGAGGAACAAGGATTGCTTCGCAAACTTCCGGTTGCGGTTGGTACAAAAGTTTATTATCCGCTTAGACCGTGCGGATTTACAACCTTTACGATTGTAAAAATCAAAATATACGAGGATGAAATTATTTTCGAGGATGATTGCGGAAACGAATGGGAAGAAAGACATTTCGGAAAGGTGCTGTTCCTCACCAGTGAAAAAGCCGAAGCCGCACTTGCGGAGAAAGGCGGTGTGTGATGTTCGATTTTTATGATAGTACAACTCCGAAAGCAAGGAAAGAGCATATTTGCGATTTATGCGGACAGAAGATTCAGATAGGGGAGAAGTACAGCAGATTCAGAGGAAAATATGATGGTGATTTGTTCGATATAAAACATCATCTTTTGTGCGATAGAATTTGCCGTGCGTACTGTGAATGGGCAGGTGACAACGAGTACGACAATGACAGAGTACAAGATTGGTTGCATGACGAAATTTGCTACGACTGCGAACATTGTGAGGAGTGCGAAGAATTTGCGGAGAGATGCCCGATTGTAAGAGCGAAATTTGAGAAAGGCGGTGCGGAATGAGAGAGATACTTTTTAAGGGTAAAACCACACCAAAAGAAGTCGGAGAATTTAACGAGGTTTGGGTAGAGGGCGATTTAATAACATCTAACGGAAAGCATTACATACACCCTAAGAATAATGCAGTTAGTGTAAGCGGTGAATTAGGAAAAATTATTGTAATGCATGAAGTAATTCCGGACACCATCTGCCAGTACACCGGATTGACCGACAAGAACGGACGGAAGATTTTTGAAGGAGATATAGTCACAACTAAATACGAACTCGGACGTGGCGGATTTTACACTTTTGAGGTCTACTACAATAAAAATCTTTGTCAGTTTGCATTGACAATCAATACTGGAAGTTACACAAAGAACAAGCAGTATGATTGGTTGCAGCTTACAGCATCAAAAGCAAAAAAAATCGAAGTTATCGGCAACGTATTCGACAATCCCGAACTGTTAGAGAAAGCGAGGTAAGCGTAAATGAGTGAAGCAACAAGAGAAATGACCTTTATGGAAGAATATGAAATTTTGAAATCTGAAAAGGACGAGTTATTTGCAACGGAAAGCAACGATTCTGAACCGCCATTTGCAAATTGCGTTGTTCGTAGGGCTTTGCGGTGCATTAGAAAGTTGATGAAAGAAAAAGAACAGTTTGAAGCAATCGGCACTGTTTCCGAGTTCCGAGAGTTGAAGGAAAAGGCAACGGCGAAGAAGCCTGTTCCTTATGTTCCCGATTGTGCATCTATTAACTTTATTGAATTTGTATGTCCGAATTGTAAGGGAGATGTACCGCAGATGCTAACACCGAGATATTGCGATTGCGGTCAGAAACTTGATTGGAGCGAAGGAAAGGAGTAAGGGATGAAGAAAGCAATCAGAGATATAACCTTCGATGAATTTATTGATTATTGCAATGACAGGGCTTGTGATGGTGCATGGTCTTTGTTTACTGCACTGAATTTCACAGAAGCGGTAAGAAGGGTTTTGAATGTAAAGCCTTTGTTCGGCAGAAAGAAAGCAAGAGAAAAAGAGTGGGAACGTATTAAGAGAGAGCATTTCAAGTTAGATGCAGAACTTGATTTGTAGAAAGGAGCAACCATGAAAGAAGCGTTTGAGGGAAAATACAAGGATATTTCAAATCAAAAGTTTGGCTTGCTTACTCCGAGAAAATTTATAGGGTACACAGAAAAGAACAAACACGGGAGCAGACAAGCATTGTGGATTTGCGATTGTGATTGTGGTGGTGTCATTGTTCGTTCTTCCGGTGTTATTAGTAGGGGAAAATCTTCGTGTGGATGTGTACAAAGAGAAAATCTTAGAAGGATGTCCGAGAAAAATAAAACACACGGAATGACCGGAACGAGGTTATACAGAATTTTCAAAGGGATGCACGACAGATGCTACTATGAAAAATCAGACCATTATAATGCGTATGGGAAGCGTGGCATAAAGATTTGTGATGAATGGTTGAAGGACAAAGGGAAGTTCGTTGAGTGGGCTTTGAATAATGGGTATAGGGAAGATTTGACGATTGAAAGAATTGATGTAAACGGAGATTACTGTCCCGAAAATTGTTGTTGGATTCCGTTGAAAGACCAGTATAAGAACAAACAGAGCAATCACAATAAAATGCCATTACCGGAACCGTACAATCCGGAGAAAGGGGAAAAGAAGTGACAGCAAGAGAATACCTTGAAAAGATTTTGCACAATGAGAGAATCATCAAGAACAAGCAGATCGAGAGGGAGTATTGGATGGAACTTGCATCCGGGATAACGGCCGGCATGGGTGGTGAGAGGGTGCAATCGTCAAAGACAAGTCATCCGATGGAGAATAAAGTGGTGGAAGCTGCACTTATCGACCAGGAGATTGACCGGTTAAAGAAAGAGATTGCGGAAATCATTGCAACGATAGAACTGCTTCCGGTGGAAGAATACGATTTCTTACACAAGGTGTACGTGCAGCACATACCGTTGAAAGATGTCCATGTCGATAGCGGAAAGTCGTATTCGTGGGCTAAGACGATGCACAACAGAGCGTTAGGTAGATTACAATACATACTGGATGAAAGAAACAAGCCCATGGTGTCCGAAGAGTGACTATTTGTAACCATTTTGTACCACACATCCGAAAAATGCCGTGATATAATTAGGATAGCAAGACGGACGGATAAACACTTCGAACTTTCTCCTGTCAATGTTACATACCCAAAAAGGCATAGCGAAGCCCCTTATATTTCGATATAGGGGGCTTTTGCTGTATATGGGGAATGACAGTAGGGGAAAGAGAAATAAAACGGAAGGGAGTGAGAAAAGATGCTTACAGCGAAGCAAGAGAAGTTTGTGCGTAATCTCGTACAGGGAATGAGTCAGCGAGAAGCGTACAAGAACAGCTATGATGCCGAGAACATGACAGATAAGACTATTGATGAAGAAGCTTGTAGGCTATTTAACGACTCCAAGATATCCGCAAGGTATCAGGAACTCATAGAGAGAGCAGCGACAGCATCCGTTATGACAGCCCAGGAGAGATTAGAGTTTCTTACTGAGGTTATAAAGGATATTCAGAGGGAACATAAAATAAGTATTACCGAAGATGGCAAGATAGAATATGACGAACCGGCAGACCTGAATACCAAATTGAAAGCCGTGGACCTTATGAATAAAATGCAAGGGGAGTACACGACAAAGATAGAAGGAGATTTGAGGGTAAGCAAGTTAGAGGATTTGATCTGATGACATATACAGCCGATTATCTGATACAGAAGAGAAAAGACAAGTGGGAAGAGTTGCACAGCATTGATTACGACAAGCAATTCAGAGATGCCGTTGTAAATGAGATGCTATCCAACAGCGAATTAAGGGAAGAGGTAAAGCGAAGCCCGGAAAAACTGATTGAGTTGGTTTTTGTCGTAGTAGACAAGAATCAGAGGACGATGCCTTTCTTCCTGAATGATGTGCAGCACGATTTCATAGACACGCTTAATCAGGCCATAGAGGACTTTAACGAGGGCAAGATAGCAGATATATCCTTGTTGGTTCTTAAAGGCCGTCAGCAAGGATTTACAACGCTTGTCACAGCGTATCAATTATCGTGTATCATAATGAATCGAAACTTTCAGGGATATACGCTTGCAGATAAGAGCGACAATGCGGAAGTAATATTCCAAAACAAAGCGAAGTTCCCTTATGGACAGCTACCGGAAGCGTTAAAGCCTACGGAGAAGTTCAACAACCGGAAGCAATTACTGTTTGAGAAGCTAAATAGTAGTTGGGCGGTAGATACAGCGACAAAGGATGTAGGCCGGTCCCGGACGGTAAACTTCTTCCATGGTTCAGAGTGTGCCTTTTGGAAAGACGGTATTTCACCGATTCAGGGTGCATTAGGAGAAGCATTCACAAAAAACTGTATCAAGATATACGAGAGTACAGCAAACGGCTACAACGACTATCAGAAGATGTGGGATAGCGGTGTACATATAAACTGCTTTTATGAGTGGTGGAGAACAAAAGAGTATCGAGTCAACTTCCCAAGCGAAGAAGCAAGGGAAGCTTTTTTATGCTTTATTCCGTCAAATAACGAATGGATCAACGAGCGTTTGCAATGGTTGAAGGATGAAAAGGGCCTGGATGCAGAGCAGCTTTATTGGTACTGGAATAAGTATGACAAGTATTTGGACAAGGACCTGATAAAGCAAGAGTACCCTTGCACACCGAGAGAAGCCTTTTTGCTATCCGGTAAGAATGTATTTGATACCGGGAAGATACTTTCAAGGCTTGAACACTTACCGAAGCCATTAAAGACCGGCTATTTCGTTTATGATTATGACGGTTTGAAGATAACAAATGTCCGGTGGATGAATGACAGAAACGGATATATCAACATCTATCAGCTTCCGAACACACCGGAAGTCACAAAATACTGTATCGGCGGTGATACGGCCGGTGATGGTAGCGACTATTTCACAGGTCATGTACTGGATGCAAGGACCGGTATTCAGGTTGCAACACTGAAACATCAATTTGATGCAGACCAATACACCAGGCAGATGTATTGCTTAGGTATGTATTACAAATGGGCCTTAATCGGCATCGAAGCAAACTTTGACAGCTACCCTATTAAGGAGTTGCAGCGATTAGGATATCCGAGTCAGTTTGTAAGAGAAGCGGTAGATACATACACCGGCAAGAAAGAGAAGCGGTTCGGCTTTAAAACAACAAGCCTGACACGGCCTACAATCATTTCCCGGTTGGTTGCAATCGTCCGGGAAGATACGGACAGCATAAACGACAGAGACACACTAGAAGAACTTCTCACCATTATCCGCAATGAGAAGGGAAGAATCGAAGCCCCGGAAGGCGGACATGACGATCAAATGATGGGCCTTGCGATTGCACATGAGGTAAGAGAACAGGTTGTTTTTGCAGAAGAGACAATCCACGTAAATCCGCAGTATCATTTCGACATTGAGAAACACCATGAAGTACAGGCGGACTACGGAGAGACAATAACGGTAGTTTAAGGGACCTTTAATAAGGGCACCGAAACACACTTGCTATTAAAGAAATAGCGAGTTTTTTTATTTAAGGAGAGGGCATGAAGGAGAAGCATTTTTATTATTTAAAGCATTGGTTTGTGTTTCCGTTGTCAATAGCGGTACATACATCACTTGTGGAGTATTGTCGGCCGGGGAAAAGCATAGAGATACACTTCCTATGGTGGCATTGGAGATGGCTTATCAAGGAAAAGGACGGTGAGTAACATGGAGATATTATTGGTATTAGTAACCGGCGCACTATGTACAGTGTGCTTTTTTGTTGGTGCAAAGGTAGGCCAGGCGGTAAGCAATGGAGAACGGATCGAAACGCCGGAGCTTAACCCGGTGAAGGCCTTCAAGGAACACCAGGAGCGCAAGGCTGCTGAGAGGGAACACGACGAGGAACAAAGAAAGATTGATACCATTATGCGGAATATTGAAGCGTATGACGGTACGAGCCACGGACAGGAAGATGTCGAGTAGTGAGGTGAGCGAATGGACATTCAGGAAATCAAGGAAACACCTATTTGGGGCTTATACGAGAAGGGCCGGAATTATCATAGGCGAGTAGGAATCTACACCGACACAGACCGAAATTACCGGATGTACAACGGGAATCAGTGGGCCGGGGCGAAGCTTGGCGGCGTGGAACCGGTGCAGAAGAACTTTATCAAGCCTATTGTTAAGTACAAGATATCGGTTATCCACAGCAATTTGTATGCGGTGCACTACTCTTCTGAGAACTTCGAGAACCGGGAGCTCTTCAAGGAGTCCGAGAAGTATTGTGAGATGTTGAACAGATACGCACGGCGTATTTGGGAGCGTGACAAGATGGATTATAAGGGCCGTAAAGTCACGAAGGACAGCGCAATCAATGACGAGGGTATTATCTACGTTGATTTTGACCGGGAGAAGATGACACCGACGAACGAAATTATCAAGAAGGTGGATATCTACTACGGAAACGAGAATGACGAGGATATTCAGGCGCAGCCGTATATTTTGATCCGGAAGAGAATGCCGGTTGTAAATGCAATCGAGCTTGCACTTGCACACGGTATGAGCGAGGAAAAGACCGCATACATCATCGGAGATACAGATACCTTCGAGGAAAGCGGAGAAGCGGCGAAAATCGAGCTTGATAACATGGTGACGATTGTTTACAAGATGTACAAGCAGAACGGCACCGTGCATTTCTCCATTTCTTCACGTTGGATTGAGATTGCAAAGGATATTGACACCGGTTTGACACTTTATCCGGTAGCGCACTTCGTTTGGGAGGAGAAGGAAGGCAGCGCAAGAGGTGAAGGAGAGGTCCGGTACCTCATTCCGAATCAGATTGAAGTGAACCGTACTGAGATGCGCAGAGTATTGACGGTAAAGAACCAGGCGTACCCGCTCAAAGTGGTGGATATCAGCAAGGTTGTCAATCCTCAGGCGCTTGACACGGTTGGCGGTACCATTAAAACCAACGGACAGCCGGTAGAGGATGTTCACAAGATTGTAGGCACGATTCAGCCGGCGCAGATGTCACCGGATGTTAAGCAGTTACAGGAAGATTTGATTCAGGTAACGAGAGATTTAGCGGGTGCCGGTGATACCGCAACAGGCCAGGTAAACCCGGAGAGTGCTTCCGGCCGTGCTATTTTGGCGGTACAACAGGCTTCCCAGGCACCGATGACGGAGCAGAAGGAAAGCTACAAGAACTTCGTTGAGGATTTGGCGAGAATTTGGCTTGACTACCTCATTGTGTATTCCGTGGATGGTGTAAACCTGGAAGAAGAGGTTATTGATCCGGCTACCGGCGAAGAGACGGTACAGCTTGTCAATGTTCCGCAGACCTTGTTACAGGAATTACAGGCGAGTGTAAAGATTGATATAACTCCGAAGGGAGTCTATGACAAGTTTGCACAGGAGCAGACAATCGAAAACCTTCTTACCAACGGCCTTTTCACGGCGCAGAGAGTCGGGGAGTTAAAGACCTATGCAGAAGTGCTTGACGATGACAGCGTTGCACCGAAGCTGAAGATACTGGAAGCGATTGAGCATATTGAACAGGAGCAGCAGAAGATAGCAATGATTCAGGCTCAGGCACAGATGATGCAACAGAAGGCGCAGCAGTTCCTTCTTGAAGATGACGAGGCCCAGGCTTCACAGATTGCGGATGCTCAGATGCAGTTGGGAGCGGAGCAGATGCCGTTAGAAGGTGAAGAAGAGGTAGAGGAAGCCGAGGAAGATTTAGAGGTTGACGAGGAAAACCCGGATGACAACTAGAAAGGAGCCCTATGAGAGCAGAGAACAGAAAGACCTTGCATTGTAGAAAGCATATCGTAGGCAAGATTTACGATGCATTTACCGTTGTTGTGAGTGAAGCAAATGCGGACAATGCGAAGCGGGAGTTTGAACGACAGGGATATACAGTAACAGAGCGTAATTAAAGCCTTTCGGGGCTTTTTTTATTTGACCGAACATTGAAGTCGTAAAAAGCCATGGATGCGGTGAAACAAACACCATCAAAAAATAGGAAGGAGATTCGTTATGGACGAACAGAACAACCTTGCAATGGAAAACGTTGCTGAAAACGTGGAAGGGACCACAGAACAAATTCCGGATCAGGCAGCGCAGACAGCACAGCCGGAAAAGACCTACACTCAGGCAGAGTTGAATGAGATTGTAGGCGCAAGAGTAGCCCGGAACACGGCAAAGATTCGCAAAGAGTACGACAAGAAGTACGGTGAACTCGAAAGCGTATTGAGAGCCGGCACCGGCAAAGAAGATGTAACCGAAATGACAAGCACTTTCAGAGACTTCTATACGAAGAAGGGTATTCAGATTCCTACGGAGCCGAGTTATTCCGACAGAGACATTGAAGTTCTTGCAAGGGCAGAAGCGGACGATATTATCAAATCGGGTATCGACGAGGTAGTAGAGGAAACGGATAGGCTTGCAAGCTTAGGTTTCGACAAAATGAGCCCTAGAGAGAGGGCAGTGTTTAAGACACTTGCGGAATATCGTCAGGATGCGGAGAGAGGAACGGAACTTTCTAAGCTCGGAGTATCGAAGGAAGTGTACGAAAGCAAGGAATTTAAGGACTTTGCTGCTAAGTTCAATTCGGATATGTCTGTTACGGAGATTTATGGAATCTACGCAAAAATGCAACCAAGAAAAGAGATTCAGACTATGGGAAGCATGAAGAACAGCACTTCCGACGATGGAACGGTAAAGGACTTCTACACCAGGGAAGAAGCCTTGAAGTTCACGAAAAAGGATTTTGATAACAACCCGGCCTTATTTAAGGCGGTAGAACAATCAATGCTGAAATGGTAATGCTTCCTTGCAAAGAAAAGGAGAGTATTTATTATGGTTACCAATTTTATTCAGAGTATTTGGTCCAAGAAGATTCAGGACGATTTGGAGCTTAAGTGTAAGCTTGTTGACAACTGTTTGAGAGACTACGAGGGCGACGTAAAGCACGCTGCTTCCGTTAAGATTCTCGGTGTAGGTGAGCCGACTATCGGTGTGTACGATTCCTCTCAGGATATCGAGATCGAAGAGATGTCCGACCGTGGCCAGATGCTTACTATCGACCAGGCACGTTACTTCGCTTTCTATGTTGACGATGTAAACCAGGCACAGAGCGTACCGGGCCTTGCTGAGAAGTATCAGGAAAAGGCAGTACACGGCCTTGCAGTAGCAAGAGATACCTATGTTGCAGAGCTTATCAAGGGCGTAACCTCCAATGTATCCACCGCAACCAATCTTACCCAGGATGCGGTTAAGGAAGCTATTGATGCTGCTATCGTTGCACTTCGTGAGCGTAACTTCGATGAAGAGGGCGTTATTGAGATTACGCCGGCTGTTTACAACGTATTCAAGAATTGCTTGATTACCTTGTCCACCAACAATCCGGAGTACATCAAGAAGGGTATCGTAGGCGTATACGATGACTTGGATGTAGTTATGTCCAACAACATGGCAAAGGATGCTTCCGTTGCATACTGCTGCGTACGTGGTAAGAAGGCAATCGCTTTCGCCGGCCAGATCAACGAGGTAGAAGCACTTCGTGCCGAGAAGAAGTTTAAGGATATCGTTCGTGGCCTTGATACCTTCGGCGCAAAGGTTATTGACGAAGCACGTATCCAGGTTGTTAAGGTTCCGCTTACCAAGACTGCGTAGGTGACAGCTTATGAAGAGAGTACGAGTAAATGAACCGTTTACCGACAAGGTAACCGGCGAACAGTACGAAGCTAATGCAGAGATTACGTTGACTGAGGAAAGAATCGCAGAGGTTCGGTCCGTAGGAATCAATATGATTTCTGTGTTAGGAGAAGCAGAAGCAGCAGAACCGAAGAAGCCGAGAGCAAAAAAGAAAGCTGAGTAAGTACAGGGAAGGGGAGAAATCCCCTTCCTTTTCGTGAGTATAGGATAAATCGTGTATTGACGAAAAGGAAATGAAAGGAGAGAGACGATGGAATTTCAGAGATTTATGAGAAAGCCGGACATTGATATGCTTGCCGGTATTCGTGTTACAAAAGACACTACATTCTACTACAAGAATGAGAATGTAGAGCAGACCTTAGAGGGCTTAGTTTTCCATTCCGTAACGAAAGTCAAGGGTGAGAACTTCGAGAGCGTGTATGACACCACTATCACGCTTGTAGAGGGTGATGTACTTATCTTCGAGGAAGAGGGCAGAGGGTACATCAAGCCGGTGGAATCGTTCGTGACGGTTGGAGAAGCTATAGAGGAACTTGAAAACATTAAGGACTTATCGTAAAGGGGGCATTTTATGTTTCAGATTGAAAGTGATATGACTATCCATATCACAAGAGGAGATACCGCATTATTTACGGTTACGGCAGAGAATGAGGGCAGTGTGTATAAGTTTCAGCCCGGAGATGTGGTAAGAATCAAAGTATTTGCGAAGAAGAATGCAACGATTGTTGTATTGCAGAAGGATTTCCCGGTATTAGAGGAAGCGGATCGTGTTGATGTTCTGCTTACAGAAGAAGATACGAAGATTGGCGAGGTTATCAGCAAGCCGGTTGATTATTGGTATGAGGTTGAGTTGAATCCGTTCACCAATCCTCAGACGATTGTCGGCTATGATGATGACGGTCCGAAGATTTTCAAGCTGTATCCAGAAGGAAGAGACTTGCTGCCTAGCACCACGGAAGAGGATATTCCGGTGGTTGATAAGGAATTTTCGTTGACATCGGAGAGACCGGTACAGAATCAGGTGGTTACGAGGGCGATTTTAAACATTAGTGAAACGGTGAAGAAAACCGAAGCTACTGCAACGGAAAAGGCAGAGGCAAACGAAAAGGCAATCGCAGAAGCGGTTGACAGAAGCAAGACGGTTGAGGCAGAACTCAGTGAGGAAATTGCGGTAGAACGTGCGAGAATCAGCAACTTGGCAACGCTTGATGAGGGAAGCACGACCGGAGATGCGGAATTGATTGATATTAGAACCGGTGCAAGCGGTAAGGTTTATGCAAGTGCCGGGGAAGCTGTGAGAGGACAGGTGAGAGAATTGAACGAAACTTTAGCTGGCTTAGAGTTAGTGACAAACGTTAATTTATCCACAGCTACGTCCGGACAGTTTGTAACAACAGAAGGAGTAGTTTCGAGTAACAGCGAGTTTTCCACGCTGGCAATTCATTTGAAGAAAGATGAAAAACTGCAACTTCATGCAAGCGGTTATCAACAAAAGGTTGCAATGATTGCCATGGATAATCACAGCACAACCGGAAACACTCCGTTAGTAGTGAGCATTGACAACAACAGACGAACATATGAGTACACAGCTACCGCAGATATTGACCTCTTGCTGTCGTACTGGACCACGAATGATGTTTGGGTAAAAATTTTATATAATGCAAGAAAAACGGATGTGACCGCTGAGCCGAATAATTATTGGGCTTATGCTTTAAAAAATGTAATTTGTATCGGTGACAGTTTGACGGCCGGTGCAAATTTTATCATTGATGATACCGGAAAGTCTATAAATGAAAGTTACCCTTATTATTTAGAAAGAATGTTAAAGGTTGTAACTTCCAATCAAGGCAAGAGCGGATATACAACACAGGAATGGTATGCCGAAGCTGCTTACAATTACGCCAATTATGATAGCGCAATCATTTGGCTTGGCACTAATGGCGGCTTAACTGATACTCTCGAAACAGATTGTGTCGGCAATGATTACACACAATATGCGAATACCAATACGGGCTGTTATTGTAAGATTATCGAATCTATCAAAGCTGTAAATGATGATTGCTTTATCTTGCTTTTAACACCGTCGGAAAAAGATGGATATAGCACAACCATTAGTGTGATTGAAAAAATCAGTCAAAAGTACAATCTTCCGGTATTAAGTATGCAAGGGCTTGGAAAGAATGAAAGACCTGATTTACATGGCAATCTTTCCAATATCCATTTTGGCAAAGCCGGTAATATTTTTATTGCAAATAGAATTATCGAGTTTTTAGGAAATTACTTTGCAAATAATCCTAGACTTGCAGACTTTGGGGAAACAAAGTAATTAACTAAAGAAAGATATAGTAAACCAACAAAATAAAAGCATCATCCTTCCGGGTGGTGCTTTTTTCTTGTAGAAGGGAGACAAACATGGAAGGAAATGTAGAAAACAATCAGACTTTGAATCAGTTAAAGGGCAAGGTCGTCATCATTCCGATCGTTGATACTACTCTTGAAAAAGAGGGGTATGCAGCCGAAGCGAAAACTACCGGCGCTGCACTTTCCGCCAGGGTGAAAAAGGCGGATATCGTGGACAATCTTATTTCTGATTTAACAGATGCGCCGTTGTCTGCTAGACAGGGCAAGGTGCTCAAAAAATTGCTTGACGATATGGGCGTGAGCGGTGCTGGCGGCGTTGATTATGACAATGCGGAAAGCGGCCTGGAAGCTAACAATATGCAGAGTGCGATTGACGAGTTGGCGAGCATTGCGAATAATGCTGTATCGAGGTCCGGCGGTAATATGATTAAGGGACCGGTAAACGTACAGAATGCCGAGAATGGATTTGGTACGCTGAAAAAGAACAATACCTCTGCTGAGGATAACGGAACGCAGATTATTGATACCGATAAAAGCGGTAATACGGCCCATGTAGATGTTTCTGCTGTAAATGATAGCTTTACCTTTACCGGCAAAGATGGCGTAGAGAGAACGGTTTTACATGATGGTAATAAACCGTTTGATTCTTACACCGGTAACGGAAGCGCCGGTACGAGAAAGATTTCCACCGGCGGCGTTGGTAGATTGTTGATGGTGTACTGCTCTACTCATATTTCCTTTGTAACGCCGAAGGGTGCTATTGTGGTTGATTTGAGCGACGGCAGTATTTCTTGGATTGACAATGGCAAGGTAAATTATTTGTCGGGCGATTATACAACTGAAACAGCGAATGCAGCCTTTAACGCATCCGGTATTACGTATTATCTTCAGGTAATCTAAGGGGGTGACAGCATGAAGCTCCTTGAAATGAAAAGGAAGGTATTAGCTCTTATCGAAGAGTTAAACCCGGACAGCGAACTTCTCACTGACGATCCGGACATTGCCGCTAAGTTTGAGGATGTCATTACTTCCATCATGTTCGAGTTGGCACGATTCAAAAAGATTCCGGACTATGTGGAAATGGCTGTAAATGAAGGGGATTTGATTCGGTTTGAGGATATTACAGACGAGACAGATTATGAGGTTTATCAGATTGCCGTTATCCGTGGTGTGAGTTACGACCTGAAAGCCCAGGGCACGGTGATTAAGTTCCTTGAAAGCGGCACGGCGGAAATCGAGTATTTCAGATACCCGACACGTATCACCGACAAGAACAGAGCGAAGTACGAGTTTGAGTTAAGCCAGGATGCACTGGAAATTATGCCGTATGGTGTAGCTGCAGATTTGTTGAAGAGTGATATTTCGACGGAGTACGGTAGAATCTATGCGGACCGGTACGAAGCTATGAAGCAGATACTTGATCCGAGATACGGTATGGGAGCCGTATTTATCGAAGGTGGTGTTGATGTATGATGCCTGACAGCAACTTGGTAACACGAGTTTACGGTAATTTCCGGGGCGTTGACTTCCGGGGCGAGGAAATCAACCTTGTAAGAAGCCCTGACAGCTTGAATGTATGGAAGGACTACAAGGAAACGGAGAGCATAAGAACCCGTCCGGATATGATTCTGAAAGAAGCCTTTACGGAGCCGGTGTACGGTATGTTTTTCTACAAGGCCGGAAGCACCGATATGCTTTTAGTGCATAGCGGCACGAAGCTGTATAAGGTGGCAAACGGCGAGAAAACGGAGCTTTACAGTGGTTTGAAGGCCGCAAAAAGCAACAGTTTCATTTACAACAGCACTTGGTACTTTAAGGACGGTGCCAATTACTTGCAGTACGACGGAGCGACCATCAAAGAGGTAGAAGGTTATGTACCGACTACCTCTATTGGCAGAAAACCCACCGGCGGCGGCACTGCACACGAAGATATTAACTTGCTTACCGGTAAAAGAATCAATACGTTTCTTGCAAACGATACAAACAGAGCGTTTACCTTGGATGCACACGACATTGACACCGATTTTCCGCCGGTGGTAAAGGTAAATGATGAAGTGGTTACAAATTACACTGTAGATTATGCGGCCGGCAAGGTTACTTTTGATACCGTTCCGCCGGTACCTGATACGGACGGCAAGGACAATGTTTCGATTGAGTTTAAGAAGGATGTTGCCGGTTATGCGGATAGAATCAAGAAATGCACTCTGTTACAAGTCTTTGATAACAGGGTGTTTTTTAGTGGGAATGAGGATTTCCCGAACATGATTTATCATTGCAGCCTAAACGATCCGACTTACTGTAGCGATTTGGACTACTACAACGAGGGCTTAGATACCGCCATGGTAAAGGGCCTGGTAGCCGGCAATAACGTGCTGTGGGTGTTCAAGGAGCCGTCTCAGGCGAATACGACGGTATTCTACCATACGCCGACGATTGACAGCGAATACGGCAAGATTTATCCGAGCACTCATTCCAGTGTTTCCACCGGTTGTATCGGAAAGGCACTGAACTTCAACGATGACATTATCTTTTTCAGTGAAAGAGGAATGGAAGGCATCAGCGGAGATATTACCACGGAACAGGCAGTATCGCACCGGAGCTCTTTAGTTGACCGGAAGCTTGTTGCGGAGAAAAACTACAAGGATATGGTTTTAGAGGAATGGGAAGGCTATCTGATAGCTTTCATTGACAATAAAGCCTATCTTGCAGACAGCCGGGCGCAGTTCTCCAATGATGGACACACGGAGTATGAGTGGTTCTATTGGGAGTTCGAAAAGAACGTGCTTTGCGCAAAGGTAGACAAGGGAATCTTGTATATCGGCACCGAGGACGGAGTATACACGCTTACGGACACGGAGAAGGACGTTAAAAGTTGGTGGACGACACCGAAGGACAAATTCAAGTACCCGCAGCACTTAAAAACGACCAATAAAAGAGGGTGCGTTGTGGAAGCTACGGGGGATGTTTCCGTGTATGCAAAGACCGACAAGACGGAATTTGAACTTATCGGAGAATACGGTAGTGTAAGCGACTACTTGGTGAGCAGAATTAAGCGGAAGAAATTCAAGGATATTCAGTTGAAATTCTATTCCGAGACGAGATTCAGCCTTGAAACGGCCACTTTAGAGTGTTTCGTAGGCGGCTATTTGAAGCGATGACGAATAGTAGTTGTTTATACCAGGATAATGAGAAAGATGTCTTGAAAAAGGCATCTTTTTTGTTGTTCGGAAAGGGGAAAAGATGGCAGTTAATTATAACGATGAACGGTTCAAGGAAGTGGAAAGTGAAAAGAAACAGGCACTTACCGAGAATGAGCAGACTTACGCCGGTATGATTGAGGATACCGATAAATATTACCAGGCGCAAATTGATGCTTCCAAGAAGTGGGCGGAAACACAGACAAAAAATCAGCAAGCGCAGACCGACTTCGCAATCGAAAAGATTGAGCAGCAGAAGGACCAGGCGACGAAGGACTACACAAAGGAGCAATCCGGGGCCTATGTTGATTGGCAGAAGGAAAGCAACAGATACGGCGCAAATGCGGAAGAATTGGCGACCGGCGGCCTGAATAACAGTGGTTACGGTGAAAGTTCTCAGGTGCGGATGTATAACACCTATCAGAACCGTGTAGCAATGGCCAGGGAATCCTACAACGCCGCA